TAAAAGTTCTTTCTTGAAGGATAGATTGTCAGGCTTGCGCTAGTTTCATATCAAAGATTCTCGCCATAAGTCTTTTCTGTAATTCTACAGGAAATCTATCAGTCGCTGAACTTAAGTCCAAGGATCAGAAGCTCTCATTATTAATCTCCCATTGATGAAATGGGGATTGAGTATAAGTCCTATCACAAGGAAGATTTTGAAGTTTATTCATAATCTTATTGTGTATAGGTTTAAGATATAATTGTGAAAAGTAATCACTAATCGCAATTATTCTTAACTTACACTCCGGATCTTTAACAAATGAAATCTTACCCAAAGTTCTTAACTTTGAAGGTTTGATCATTTTATTAAAGGCTTCCGAATAATTTTTAGAAAAGAAATCTATCCCATCATTTGTTGTAATTTTGAATAATCTATCCATCATTGGATAGTCAAAATTCAACAAATCTTGCTGAGCTGACAAAGTAGCAGGACCATTAGGTCCTGCTTTTGTTGAAAGATAAACATCTTTCAACTTGTTAAACTCAGGATGTGTAGATTTTAATCTATATTCTTGAACAAACTTATTGATTACACCTGATGGTATAATATGGGTCATTTTTGGTCCATTTGTTATACTATCGTAATCAGGTTTGATTCTAGATCACTCTTTATTTGTTAAATCTCAACTTCTTGTGAAGTTAAGAATTGTAAACAAATATTTGAGGGATTCTAGATTGCCATCTACTAATGGTTTCAGGAAGGAGAAAACTTTTGGTCAACCTTCTTTATCTATACCAATCATCATATCATTAGTAAAAAGAGGATGACCACATATGTATCTTGTACAATGTAGTCTTACTCTTTTTAGATATTTGATTGTATAGATAGTTCCATTATTTTTAAGTAATTTAAATATTACTTTAAATAATGGACGAAGGTATTTAGATGTATCAATCGAAGGAAAGACTAAAATCATTATTCTTCAAAGAATTTTGATATAAGTTTTCTTCATTGAGCATTTAAAATCTTATACTTAAGGCGTATAAACCTCATCATGTAATCCTCAGATTCTGAGGCATGATAAAACCATAGAGATACGGATTCTAACCGATTCTTTACTGGTTATAGTAATACAAAAATTACTATAAGTCCTATGGGACAATTTAGAGATTT